TAAATTCTTCCATAGTGTTAATCGCAATAGGTTCTTTGTCAGTCTTGCCTGTTGTGTTTCCAGGAACTGACGCTCTTTCAGCTTTTGTTTGAGCTGTAATCATTTCTTGTCTTTTCTTTTCTACTTCCTTTTCAACTAATTTATCAAAGTAAATTCCTTTATAAAGAGTTTCGTAATCAAGTTTGCTGTTCATAAGGTCTACTCCTTTTGAAGCAACATCTCTTACAAAGTCTCCAAGGTCTTTCTGAGATAAATTAAATTTAGTTTGTAGAACATTAAGACCATTCATAAAATCTTTTTCGCGTTCACGTTGTTCATACTGAGAAATTCTTTCATCTTGTTCACGTAACTTTTGAATAACTTCAGGTGAAGTATTCTGTCTTTTAGCTTGTTCAGCATCAAGATTTTGTAACATGTTATTGATGAATTGTTCTTCTGTAAGACCTGAAACTTTAGTGATTCTATCAAAGAAATCCTTATACTTTTTATTTGAGATTCTCATCTCAGCAAAAGCTTTATTAGATTTCTCTTGATCAGGCTCACTTGATTCCTTCTGCTCAGCAGCAGGTTGCTCAGTTTCTGCCTCAGGAGTTTTTGTTTCTTCAGTAGACTCAGTGTTAGTTTGTTCCTGACTTGGTTTACCACCTAGTTCAGAAATAACTTGTGCAATATCAGAAGGTATTTCTGTATTGCTTGGTAATGAATCTGGCATTTGTATCCTCCTTTTTGTAATCGCCGACATTACAGAGGTAGATTAGGCAACACACCATTTTCAACGAGGGCTGGTGGAAGCCACGCCTATCTAATTACATTATATTAATAGGCAAACAAAAAGTCAACTATAAATAGTTGACTTATTTTCCACCTTTACCTTTTCTTTTACAAGCCAAGACCAGCACCTCCCATCATGTTTTCCACAGGTGTTTGTGGATAACTTCCTTGTTGTGCAGCTTGTGGACTTCCACCTGCTACATTACCAAGCTGTGTTGGTACTTGCTGTTGTTGTAATGTATCAGCAACCATGCTAACTGCAGCATTAGGATCTACACCAGAATCAACTAAATCAGAGAACTGAGTAAGCACTTGTGCTACTTGTTCAGTGAAATGTGTATTACGTTGAATACCCATACGTTTAAAAATTAAATCTTTGAATGGTATATCTTGCATTAGTAACCATTCTTCAACTGTAATAATCTCTGGGTTTGGTTGATACTGTGCTTGTTTCTCAAGCAACATGTTAGCAACCATAGCAAGTCTTGCTTTATTTCTAGGTAAATAGTTTTGAATTTCTAATTGATATCCAAAGCGTACCCTATCATTTATCTTACCAAAGTCTATCTTAATAGTTTGTTCTTGTTGAGATATAGGATCTTTAATTAAGAAATCTACCTCACTACCAAACTGTACATAGTTATTAACAACTAATTCAGCAAGACGTTTAGTATATTCTTCAAACAATGCTACCTTAATATCATCACGTGCAGATACTTTAGTAAGCATATCATCCATGGCTCCAGTACCTTGAACAGAACCTGTATCACGCCCAGTATACCTTTCATCTAATCCTGAGTTCTCTTTTATATCAATACCAAGTTGAGTCTTAGTAACTTGCATATCCTGTGGTAATGCTGGGAATTGTCCATAATGAACAGCATTAGTAGCATCACCATTAACTACGAATGTAGCGTCAGCATCATTACCATATTTAGTGAACTGTCTGATATTAATACCAGATTGTTGATTGATATATTTAGGTGGACGTTGTGATTTATATGCAGCAGTACTTTGAATAGTACTCATCATATTATATGCAAGTGAATTTGCAAATTGAAGTGCTGCAGGGGAACTACCAACAAGTTCTTCACCTGGTTCATTACAGTATAGTAATGAGAATGGATACATGTTTGGTTGTATCTTTTCTTTAACAAACAATACATAAGTATTATCTAATAAATGAATTTCATGTATAACATAACCATCATCATTATCTGCATCACACATAACCCAGAAGAATGTTAGTCTATGATATTTAGTAGTACTGTTTGCTTCTTTGTTCTTACGTTCAGTGTCTTTAATAATAGTATCTCCAACTACAGCAGTATCAAGACTACCTTTAGTCTTAAGAATTTCTTCTATCCTGTCTTTATACTGTTTATTAGTTTTAATATAAGTTTCAGAATAATCTTCATAGTAATAACAATAATTACTTGTCTCTAGGTTAGTAGCATAAGGATCACGTCTAAACTTCATTGGGTCTATGTTTTTAAATACAACTTTACCTTTATGCCAATGTCCTGGAGTTCCATCAAGTATATCCTTTCTCCATCCTACTTGTGTAACACCTAAGTTTAATAGAGCTGCACGTTCACCAGCCTTACGTTGGTATGTTCCAGCTTGTAAGTTATCCCAAAGTATTTGGAATATAGAATTAAACTGAACACAGAAATCTATATCATCAGGAGATTTAGGAATAAGTTCTGCTGTTTTAGTAACAGTATAAACACTAGCAAGAATGTTTTCTTTAATATAATTCATATGGTTTGTATCAGTAAGTATCTGATAACTAGGGAACTTAGCTTTAACTACTTCCCAAAGTTTTCCTTTATCAGCACCATCTAATATACGCATACGTCTTAGTGGTTTACTATATGCAGACTCTGTTGTGTCATACCACTCTTTTAAATTAGTAATATGCAAACAATCAGGTAACATGTAGTCACCATATATGTCCTTAGTTCTACTCTTTTTCTTTTCCTTTTCCATCTTCTATCACATCCATTCCATAAAATTCATTCATGATACCAGCATACACTTCAGCATCTTGTTTTAACTTATTAAGTTCTTCAACTGCTTTAGGATCTGGTTCAAGTTTTGTAGCAACGGGGTTACTAACTTCTGCCTTTTCTTCTTTTAAAGTTTTATTAATCTCAATCTTAATAGGTTTATTAAATATAACTATAGTAATAAAAACTCCTACTAAGAAACTAAATAAATATAACATCATACCTCCTAATTATATATTCCTTGCATATCAACACCGTAATAGTCGTTGTCAGATACAGAATCCGTATCTTCTAATTGCCATCCTCCAGTGTCATAACGTTTTACTTCATCAGAAATCTTCTTACCCATAGCATTATATACACTCCTATCGATGAGTGCAGGGTCTGCAGGTAGTTCCATAACCATCCACTCAATAGGGTTGATGCTATGGTTACGTGCATCTATAGGTTTATCAGTATTTTTAGTTTGTCCTAATGTTTTTTCTGGGAACTTATACTCTCTAAGCTCCTTACAAAGACCAGTACATGTATTAAATATCTTAATTTTTCCTGTTTCAAAGTACGTATTCAATCTAAATATCCTAGCTTCTAGGTTAACATACCCAGGTTGGAATTGAACACCATACTCAGAGTAGTGTGTTATCAAATCTTTCTTATTAAAGTCACGTTTGTTACTCTTTGGGTCTATGATTGGTACAGTATACCACCCACCAATAGGAATATCCTTGGCTGCTTCCTTAAAAATGTCAGCAAGTTCCTTAATATTACGATTATTAATACGAATATCCTTGTAGATGTACAGTAATCCTTCCTTTGGATCGATAGCACCGAAAACAAACGTAGCCATATCAGACAATCCGTAGTCATGTGCTGCAATTCTTAGCCATGTTGGGTCAATTGGCACAGGATCTATGAAAGAATCTGCAGCTTTTGGATACACAAGCCCCTCTGCGAACGAGAAACTAGCATAAATAAACTTACGTACCCACCAATCTGGCTTATTCTTAGAGTTCATTGCTATATAATCTGGTGGTAAGTACACGTTTACGTCTGTTGAAGCGACATGTGCAGCTATCATTGGGTCAATTTCCAGTGGATCTTGCTCAAAAGAAGCCTCAACATGTCCATATTTGTGTATTTTATCAGCAACTAATAGCAAATCTGTACGTATCCAACCTGAATCTGGGTTACTTTCGCACAATAATTTACGCCAATCATACAAAACCACAGGCTTTTTGTGCTCATCTTTAACAATTTCACCATGTTCATCTACTTCAAAGGCACATGCAGCGGTATTTCTTAGACGAGTCTTGAGTACATGGAAGGCATCAGCGTTACATTCTGATGCTTCTAGTATTAAAGCGAAGGATAAATTATAAGAACGTAGTTTATCTGGGTCATCAAAGGGTCTAAACAGTAGTCTTGCACCGTTAACAAAGTCAATGTAAGACTTCTGCTGACTCTTACTTTTCATAAACGCCAGTGGAAAACTACGTTCAAAGTCTCTTTGTATAGTTTGTTCATATTGAGAAGTAACATTTGCACCTACAAGAGCTGTAGCTCCAGGAGTTATTAAGATATGTTTCTCAAGTTCTTTCTCACTTGTCCTAGTTTTACCAGTACCGAAGGCTCCAAAGTTACCAAGAATCCTATGTGCGTCTCGATGCACCTCGTATTGGTGACGCATCGGAATATATGTATCAACATATGTATTACATTCTGTGCATTCAAGCCAATCAGTAGATGGACCTTCAAGTAAATTCAGAGTCGGTACTAATTTTGAATTACACCTCGGACATCTTTGAAAGTCTCTTCTTTTCTCTAGCAATGTTTTTTGCTGCCTTTCTTCTATCTTCTCTATTTATTTTAGAGTAAGCTTGTTCAACCATTTCATTTTCTTTTTGCATAATAGCATCCATAGTCATGTCAGGTCTAAGGTCTTTGTCTGGAATGAAAGCAGCAAGTACATTTGATACATAAACATTAAAAGCATCATAGAACTTTTCTTTAAGTTCTGCTTCACTTAATTTGTTTTCTGGATTTTTTAATGCAGATAATAAATATCCATCTAGTATTTGTTTACCAAGCGTGGCATATAAATCCAACGCTGTAGTAAATGGCGTATTAGGGCATACGCTAACGCAGGCTTTACGCTCTCCGTTTACTTCTTGTTCACCAATGAATAAATAACTTAATACATTTAGTGAATCTTCTCCTAATTTAATATTCATAGTTCCTCCTAAAACAAAAGCAGGGTAGTGGCACCCTGCGTATAAAACTAAGGACAACCGTCCTAAGTTAATTATATTTTATGTATCTGTTAATGTCAATAACATTATTGAGTATAAGGTTTATTAACACTAACATTAGCATTATAGTTACAGTATCCTGATAAATGTGCACTATCAACAGCTTTAATTGCAGCAGTTACTGTTCCTGCAGATGTACCTACACCATTTGGAACATTCAACCATCCTGTATCAAATGCAACAGGACTATTGCTTGAATTTAATGCACCTGTACTAGCAGCTGTTGCTGTTACACCAGCTATAGTAGCAGACACTGTAACACCATCACTATAGTAAGTAGATGAAGCACCTGGTCCTGCAACTGCCCAGATAGTTCCTGTGAATCTATATTTAGCAGTTGTTCCACTTTGAGATGTTTGACAATTCAAAGACATATGTAACGTATTTGTTTGTGAATAAGTTCCTGCATATGTATGAATTATTTGATTACTATATACAGTAGTTGATGGATTTACTGGTTGTGGGTTGTGTGTCCAATCAGCTACTAATGTAGTATTACTACTTAAAGCAACATCAAAGTTATATTGTACTCCATTCAATTTCCAATAGTTAAATGTGTATCCTGACTTAGTTGGATTAGTTGGTCTTGTTGGAGTTGTTCCTGCTTGAATAGTTTGAGATGCTACAGCAGAACCTCCATCAGAATTAAATGTAACAGTTATAGTTGGAGGAACATAAGTCCAATCAGCTACAAGAGTTATATTACCTGTTACTGGAGTATTAAAGTTATATTGAACACCATTTAATTTCCAATAATTAAATGTGTAATTTGTTCTAGTTGGGTTAGTTGGTTGATATGCAGTATTACCAGATCTAACAGTTTGTGATGCAACAGCACTACCTCCAGCACTATCAAATATTACTGTATATGAAGTTGTTATATCTGCAAATGTAAGACCTGAATCTGTATACAATGTATTAGGAACTGTTCCTGTTAAATCATATACGAGTCCAGATGGTATTTCTATAGATATATTTCCAACAGCAGAAGCTATCCAATCTGGAGATGGTTCATACCATTTTAATATTACAGTATTACCACTAGATGAAACGGAATCAAATGCAGTAAGAGAATGAACACCGTCAGTTACTGTTGCATTTAGACCTCGTTGTACTACATCTTGATCAAATGAAAGTGTTATTTGATAAGGATAAGGATCCTCCGCATTATGTGTTAACAGTGTACTAATAACAGTAGGAGCTGTTGCAGGTGGTGCTGGTGGATTTCCTTCAACATAAATATTTGCTGTATAACTAGCATTTGAATAATCAGAATCATTGTGATTTGTAAATGTATCAGCATCTATAGTAACAACAACTGTTTGATTAACAGCCCAAGTCGCACTATCAAATTCTATACTAATAATATTATAGTCTGAATCTATTGTTACGCGATCTGGATGTGCAGTGTTTATACCATCAGTCATAGTTATATCACTAACAGAACCAGTAAAGTCTATAGGAACATTTGAGTTAAGACTAATATAGATAATAGAATCTTCATCATTATAATATCCAGATGGATAATAGAATAATACTTCAGGGGTGTTCATTGTTGTCCAAGTTTCTCCAGCACTATTTGTATAACCAGAGTCTGGATTTCTTACAGCATTAACAGGAACACTAATATAGAATTGACGTCCTACAACATTTGGATTATCAAACTTCATAATAAGATTTGTGTTATTTGTACTAAAGTCTATATCTGTTGGAATAATCCAATTAGTATATGGGAAATATGAAATTACTTGATCCCATGCATCAAATTGAGTAGAGTCTGCAATATCAGTTAAAACACTTAACATATACGTATCAGAACATGCTGTTGTTAATAGTTTAATAAGAACAAATCCTCTACCTGCCTCTATAGCATTTACTCTTAGAGTAGATGCATTGGCTGTGTTAGTTAATAAATCTGAAACAGATATATTAAGTTCATCTGCAATTCCGTCTACAACAGATCTATTAGCAATAATTGCATAATCAGGATAAGTTTGTCCTCCTAATGGTTCATTATATAATTCATTAATATGAGCCTGGAATTGTGTATCAGTATCAGCTGCATCCCAAGATTCATAATGTGGTAATATACCTAATGTTGCATAGAACTTCATACCTTTAACGATTTCATTATGTGTTCCATCTAATAAATCTGAAACAGTTAAACTTTCATCAGCAGCATAATCTTCTATGAACTTAACTATACCTGCATATGCTGCTGGGTATGCAGTACCAAGACCAAACATATCAGCACCATTTAAACTACTAGAAGCATATGCACTTGCTGAGAAACATTCTTTATTTACATCAGTTAATGCATTAAGGTCACAGTTATGAATATAAGGTAATACGCTTCTTAATATTGTACTATTTCTCCATACATTTCCATTTTCAGGATGTCTTAATACACTTGGATTTTGTGGATTAACACAGTCATAGAAATAATCAACAAGTCTTTGTTCTGATGGAAGTGTTAAGTATTCATATTGATTAGGGAATGCAATCAATTCATCAATAGCATCTTCAAAGTCTTGTAAACTTAAACTATGTAATGTATCAATAAATTTAAATCCAACACCATCATCATAAACTACATTAATATTAGATGTATCTAATGCTTCTATGTTCTGATCAAAGATAGCTTCTATCTTTGCAGGTACTGCAGCATGTGAGTCATACTCTGCCCAAGCACCTTGTAATATAGGTCCGTGGTCTGGATAAGGTTCTGGATCTGGTATTGCATGTGCCCAATAAGCATTATAATGTCCAGAGTCGTCTGTTACTGCTTGTGAATTTATAAAGTAACTATATCTATCACTAAATGAAATCTTTGGCTCAAATGTTAGATATACTTCACGACCAGCTTGAACTATTTGTTCTGAACGTTGTCTGTATGGTCCTAAGTTATAAGATATAGGATTAACTCTAATTGATAAGTCTGTATAAGGTGAACGATAAATCTTAGTTAAATCTACAGATACTATATCAGTTTCTTCACATGGATATATAAACCATAACCCTGTAACTTCATCTTGGTTATTGCTCATTAATCCATAATTAGAAATAACAACTTCTAAACTACTCCATTGTAATGTGTACTGTTCTTCAATAGTGTTCAAATATGTATCACCTGTTTCTGAATCTTCATATTTAAATAAGTAGTTACCAACAGTAAAGCTAACTGTCCATGTAGGGTCTCGTGTAATATCTTCATTAAATTCGAATAATACGCAAGGACGATCATCATGTTGAACAACTGGTGTTATTGAACTAGCTAATATAGTAATAGGTGTTTCACCTGTTTTATTTTTAACAATGGCACAATGTTCTTTAATATAGCTTATGTTATTAACAGCAAAACTAACAGGAACGTTTTCTCGTGTGATATGTGTCTCGCCTTCCCAATAATCTACTTCTCTAGAGAATCCAATATATACTCTAGTCTTATTTTGTACAGCGTCAAATTCAGTATCTTGCCAGTTTATAGTTAGTGAGCGATCGTAATATCCTCCAAGAATAACATCAAATTGTTGTTCACCAGTTCCTTGATTACCATTAAGGTCTTGTACTCCATCTAAATAAACTGTTAGTGTAACTCCAGGATCATCACTTAAATTTGGTATATCTTTAAATGAAACATTAACTAACATAGTGTTTGTTCCGTTTTGTGTAGCTGATGTTACAACAGATGCTGTTCCATCAAAGTTAACTGAACTAAACATACTCTTTAAATCTGAAATTGTAGGTTCAACATCTCTATCAAATGTAACAAGTAAGTCAACGAATGTCTCACAAGTTTCTGGATTAATATATCTAGTCATAGGTACAACTGATAATACTTTAGGTCCTTCTCCTGGTGTAGGTCCTGGTCCTGGGCATACTGGTGGTTCAGGGAATCTGAATAAACAGTAGTCTAGTAATGGTTTCTTATGTACTTTGAAGTACATACTTAAAAACTTATGTTGTTCCATCCACACGTGTTCAAATACAACAGTGTCTCTTTTTGGACAAGCGAAGTTCTCGAATAATGTTTTGAGCCTTTCAGGTGTTACGTCGTGCAATTGCATTTCGTAATCCATAAGCTTAGTAATAGTTAAGACATCAAACCCTTGAACGTGACTCGAATGAGCACAGTGTGGGTAATGTCTTGAGTGCCAGTTGTTATGATATCTAGCTGCAGTTGTTCCTACTGTTTCTCTAGTTTCAGCAGTTGTATCAATAGTTTCGTTTTTAAGGTCGTCCCTATTATACTTCTTAGAGAATGTGATATCAGTACAAGGCACAGCATACACAAGGTGTGTCTGGTTGAAATCTATATAATATCCAGATTCCTCGTGTTCATCAAAATTAAGTGGATACCTTTTAAATGGAATACCAAACTCATTATGGTCTCTGTAGTAATGAGTAGGTAATAACTTAGAAGGTATGTACCTATTTTGATGTGGGTAGTGATTACTCATAGTATTTTCTCATCTCCTCATCTATATAAAAATTATTTGGATAGTCTATATTATTTTCAGGGAAAGAATTAAATGGTGGTGTGTAGTGTTCTGTATGTTGTATCTGATTGTTAGGATTGTGAAATCTACACTGACATCTTTCATCTGGATAATAATTACCTAGACCATCATAGCAGTTACAGGTATGACTGTAATGCTTTAGTGCATGATCTGTATTGCATGGTACACATATAGCTGGTGGGAATAGGAAGCTCCTATTTTCTGGTCCGTCTAGATTTCCATGGTGTGGATTGTGTCTATACGGATGCATTTCAGCGTGGTGCCCAGGGTACATACAGCAGCATGAATCCCAGTTCTTACGTGGAGCATTATCTATAATACCATGATGATGGCAATGATGAACTTGATGCTCAATCGGCGTATTAGATTCTGGGTAGTGATACGTTTTATGTACATGTTGGTGTATCACGAATATAGGTATATTGTGTGGTTTAATCATATAACTCCTTTCTATTCTATAGATTACGTTTGTCATAATACCTATAGAGTTTGTAGTAGAACCACGCACGGATCCTGTGGTGGCCAAATTTGTGCGAAATATATTTCCTGTAAGTGTATATAGATTTCATACTTTGAGTGTAGCACATCGGGTCGTTTTTGTATAGGTAGTTTTTTGTTATTTTTATTAATAAACACACAAACAAAAATAACGCTAGTGTATATAGTGTGAGGCGAGGAAATGTAAATTTAAGCCCCGCCCAGGGTTTATATAATCCTTAGAGAGAATATAGATCCTTGTCAGATAGGAGGTAATAAAGATGACAAAACAAATTAAAAACAAAACAACTAGAAAGGCAACAGTTACTAAGAAAGTAGTAACAAAGAAATCTAATAGAAAGGAGGAAACTAAAATGAAAGTAAACATCAATGATACATTAGACAAAATAAGATATAACATCATTAATAGTAACATCATTAATATCAACAAGAAATATCATAAAGCTTTACCAACTTATACATTAGAAGAAATACAAAGTTATATTGATCAACAAAAGAATCCAGAAGAAATCATAAATGCATTAACAATAATAACAATATTAAAAGAGAAATTAGTTACTAAATCATACAATGAATATAAACTAAATAGAGAATATGGTAAAGAAGATATACACCCAAGTGAATTACAACCAGATAAATCAATTAAGAAAGAACATGAAGATAGATTACAATCAGAATTTGATACAATGAAAAAAGAATTAGCAAAAATAAATAAAGCAATTACAAAAGCATTAAAAGAAAAGGAGCAGGCGTAACAACCTGCTTCTATAATTATAGGAGGAAATAAAATGAAGTATAGTGATTACAGAGAATTAATAACAATAAATACAACAAATGAATATAATAAAAAACACAGAAAGATAAGTTATTTAGAACAATGGATTATATGTAAAAAAGAAGTAGATGAAATGCTTCAAAGAAATGGTATAAAACCACCTTGTAAACCTAAATATTATAGAACAGCAAATCATATAATATATACTAATGAAAAGTTTATACCAAAAAGAAATAAGAAAGGAGGTAAATAAAATGTATACATTAACTGAAGAAGAAATAGATCAAATAATAGAAGAACAAGAAAATAAAACATATGATGAATATGTAGAATTATTACAAGACCTAGAATGGTCTAAGTCAACAGTAGATGTTGCTGCAGAGATAAATGCATTCTGGGAAGAATATGGAATAGAAGGTCCTATGTATTAATAAAAAGAAATAATATATAAACGATTCCACACCAGCCAAGCCCTCACTCTTCCACTCCCAAAAATTTGACACTTTTTCGTGTCAAGAAAGAAAATAAGAATTAGCACTCAAAGTGCAACTTTGCTAACAAAATTCCCCAAACTTTCAAAAATTTCTAAATACGATTCTGAAAAAACCTAAAAATAAATACGAATATTGTATCTGGATACAAAAATCGTATCTGACTTTTTGACCCTAAAAATCTCAGATACAAAATCCGTATCTCAAACTTAATAAACTCAGATACATATATTGTATTTTTTATTTATATATATATGTATACGAACATATATACTATTTACATATATATATACATATAATATATGTAAAATATATGTACAAATACAAAAATCGTATCTAAAATGACTATTTTTTACTTTTCACTTTTAAAATTTTCAAAAGTTTCGCGGACACACGAGAAGAAACCAATCGAATGTCGCAAGTGGATTTGAGCCGCAATCGATTTGACGAGCGACAAGACTCCAGAAAGACACTCTTATGTTAAGAACTGTTAGCTGAGCCCTGGTTTTTAATCGGGAATTGAAACGCGTTACCAGACCACGAAAACCCCGTAATCATATAACATACAACATAACACAAAATAATGAATTGACCTATTCCAATTACCCCAATCCATTTCATTGAACCACAGAACCTGTCCGTTTATGCAAGACTAAAATGCATGGGGCCCCTACCCCAGTCTTGCATACGTCCAGAACCATGTGGTCTTAACCATTCATGTCTTGAGGCAATTAGAATAGTTCTTTGACAATTAAATAGTTTAGTTGATATGTGTGTAAGTATACGACTGATAACAGGTGTCGCGGTCAGTTAGGATTAGGTGATATCAGAAAGAAATAAGATTAATTATTGATTAGTCTTACAGTAGTAAGTGTTTTAGCCTACACTTGCCAGTGTAAGGCTTATGAATAATAAGTCTTTAATAAATATCATTATAAGGAGGTATAAAAGATGAGTTTATTAGAAACAAAAGCTAAACCAGTTTTAGCAGGTAAATACGAAGTAGGAATAAAGAACTTCGTAGAAATCGAGAATGAGAAAGGTGGATATGTAAAAGTTACATTAGATGTACCTGAATACGGAGAATACATATATTGTATATTCCCAAGTCAAGTTAATTATGTAACAAGTTGTTTAAACCAACAACTAGAAGTAGAAAGAGATACATATACACTAGGAGAAGCTTTAAAGAAAATTAAAAAGCTTAATGTATGGTTTAGTTATAACCAAGATTACAACAGAATGAATGTAGCATTACATGAACCAGTTGTAACAGACGAAGAAGTAGACTTATAATCTGCTTCTTCAACTTATTTAGAAAGGAACTGAATATGATAGTAATTAGTGAAAGAAAACTTACACAAGAAGAAATTAAGAAGTATAGAGAAAAGAATTATAGAATATGTTACACAGGTTGGCAACAAGAACCAGTTATAAAATTAGGAGAACCTGTAGGATTTATAATGGATACATTTAAACCACAAACTGTTAAGTTTATGGAGAAGTTAATATTCAGAAAAACAAGAAGTTTAATTACAGCAAAAATAGATACTAAAATTTATCGTGTAGATAAAGAGAACTGGAAGAGTACACATTATGACGATAAAACTAGAACATGGTATTCAGTTAAAAATCCAGTATTAGAAATATATGATGAACAACAAAAGATTCGTAAAGCCAATCGAGATGATTGGAAAAAAAGAAAACAAACTGAAGAATTAGAAGAAGAACTAGGAGAAATACCAAAAGATTTAGATATGTTTGTTAAAACATTTGCACCACTTTATACAGTAGACTATGATCCAGAAGATACATTATCTAAACTAAGAGCATATCAACAATGTAAGTATTATCTAGATAATGATTTTGAATATACAAGAGACCCATTTGGAATATTACCAACAGAAGAAAAGATGTTTGAATGTGTATCATTTGGAAATGAAACATATTTAGAAGATGTATCATATAAAAGAAACCGTTAGGGTGTTGGCTTTCGCCACCCCCGTGTGGTATAATATAAATAGATTGTGAAAGCAATCAAGCGAAATAAGGAACTTAATAAGTTCCTTAGGATACTCAATGCAAGAGGGCTTGTATACACCTCATTTATTTATTAGGTTTATCATCATTCCTAATGTCAAAGACCTAGGCTAGGCACTATCATATCACTGATGATTTATTTCATTGAGTATCCTGAGGAGTTTACTAAGACTCCATCATATAGTATGTCACTATACTATATTCACTTCCTGGGTAATGTATAAGTATATACATTACTTACTACCAATTATATGAAATTAAAATTAAATGTTGTTACTAAGGGTGGTTCAATATGAATGTTTTGATATTCTCATAGCAATATAGTTGGTAGTGAGTAGTGCATATGCTACCGCGTCACTTGCCAGTGCCCGCGTTAAGAAAGGAGAAACAGAAATGGCAAAAGCAAAAGTATTTGAAGGTCGTGTTAGAATTACATCTGATGTAATCGACAATGACACAGTAAGAAAATTAGAAGCTTTAAACGAAGAAGCATTAGTTCTTACAAATGAAAAAACAGGAGAGGAAATCTTTAGAGTAGCAACTACTGACAATGCAAATGAAACAGCATTTTCAAGAAATGGTGTAGTATTCTGCAATGGTAGAGCAGTTGGTGACTTCAAAATGGATGAAGATGGAGCATTAGATCAAGATGATGTTTATAATCTAGAAGCTATTCTTAGAAGAATAAATAAGATTGAGTCTCAAATGACTGCAGCTTTAGAAGAACTTGGTGAAGAAGAATTAGTAATCGAGATCGATAATGAAGATACAGCATACGCAGAAGAAGAATAATTTTTTAAAATTAAGGAAGGAGAAATAAAATGATTAATGTTATTATAGGAACAACAACAGGAAAAACTACTAAGATGTATCCTGCAACTACTAGTGTCAGAGAAATCTTAGAAGATAACAGTATTGATTATGGAGTAACTCAAATCTCTATAGATGGTACACCACTTCCTGCTGGTTATATGGACAAGACTTTAAGTGAGATGAACATTACTAATAAATGTTTAATCACATCAATCGTAAAAACAAACAATGCATAGTGACATATTAAGGGAGCAAGACTCCCTTTTTATTTTACTAGAAAGGAGATAATATGTTTTTCGGAAATACAACAATCAATTATTATGATAGAATGATAACAAAGTTTATCAGAGATAATTGTACTGAGCCTGATATGCCAAGCGAAGCACCTGATAGATGTTATCAAGGAACTCTAAGATGCGACGAGTTCTTACTTATGTATGCAGCACATAATATAAAGATGGCAACAGTATCCTTAGATACAA